AATCACCACTGTTCATCAATCGGAAAATCCCATCACCATTTTCAAGGTTGGCCCTGTCCATGATGTAGTCTCTGTATTCCAATTCGAGTCGAAATGATCTCATGGCGGCTTCAAATTGCTGTTCAGTCATGTGAATAATAACTCCTGAGTTTTTACTGAATCACCAGCGTTATATTTTTCTGATTCTCCTTTTGGATAAGGGTGGATTTCATAACGCAGCTGATCTTTTAAGGTCTGTTTTTGTTTTCTGCTTCCAACAAAATAAATATATCTGTGTTTAGCACTGCGATTTATTCTATTTTCAGAATCTCCAAAATTATGCCTTGAATGCTTACCATCAAGTCCAGCCATGTCTGTTCGTTCTTTTGTTGTTCCAGTGAAAATGAAGTTTGTTGCCTGATAGACATACCCAACATGGTTCATCTCAGTGTCGGCATAAGAAACCACAATGCTTGGCTTTGGCAACATTTGCAGACTTTGACCGACAAGCATAGATGCGGCATTTTTCAGCCCATCTTCAATGCAAAGGCGGTTCAACTCCAAAACAATGTCTTTGTTTTCTGGCCCACAAACACCCATGCACAGGAAAGGACTAGCTGGCAACCCATAAGTCACGATGCCAACTAGCCTTGTGTCATACAAACCAAAAGCATGGATTATTTGAGGCATCCGCTTGGCATAGTGTTTTTTCAGAATCCAAGGTTCAGCCTCAAAAGGCTTTATGGGTAAAACCTTCATTGCCGCCTTAATTGAGCTAAACGCTCTTTGATGTGATCGGGCATAGGTGCTGCCTTGGCAATGTCTGCCTTGATCTTGGCTAGGGCAGGGTCTACAAGCGGTTTAAAGGCCATTTCAGGCACTTCTGCGCCATCCCAGCGTTGTTGGTTCAAATACACCAAAGGGGCAGGTATAAAGGCCCCATTTGCTTTCAGCCATTGCTCTGTTGTCTTCATCCAGGCTAAGTGCTTCATTATCTGGTCTGCTTGGGTATCACAGTAGGACTTGTCCCAAACCTTCTTACAAGCCGATTTAGCCCCTTTTCTGGGACTACTAGGCCAAACCTTCCAAAAGTCTTCAAACATCATTTGCCCCCACTCATCATGTATTCTTTAAAGTCTTCATAATAATCCCCACGTTCCATCAGTCTTATCAAGACATGATTGTTGCCAACAGGGTGGTGATCCTCAATGAACTCTGCATATCGGTCTTCCAACTCGTATGTGTTCATTTTGTCCTCAAACTCTTGTTCAGACATAGGTTCTCCAAGGGTGGATAGACTGAGTATCCTTCCCTCTCCAGACTTGTCAGTGTTCATTTATTGACTCCTATTAAGATTGAAAAACTAGAAAAGCCCCAAGTGCGCTTGACGGGTTGATTCGCTTATACATCTGGCCTTGTTTTCCACCGTGTACCAGATGCTTCAACAGTCGCTCAACCAACGCTGTTCGCCTTTTGCCCTTGGGTGTGTAGGGTGCGGTGTTTTCTTCCAAGCCGTCCATGCAAACGCTCTGCTATCGTGTGGAGTACGATCTAGAACGCAAAAGGCCACTTACTACTGCGCTCCAGTGATTGCCCCACTGTCCCTTACGGGTAAACGCATGAGTAAATGGCCTCATGTTTCGTCTATGCGGGGCAATCGCTTTGACGAACGAAATGTACACCATAAAAAAACAGGTTGTCAAGTAGGGGTTTTCCTGGGTACAAAATTATCTCCAAACCTGCTAGGAAGTTGTAAGAAGTCGTAACAACCACGGCGAGAGATGTTTCTCCGCAGTTCCTTACCATCATATGGTTCCCTGACAGACCCATTTTCAATTCTCATGGCTGCACCACTGATGGCTCTGTTCATCTCCATACGCCCGTACTCAGTCAGATGCCACTTTTGATCGTGATTGATGACATACCCAAACCTCTCCAGTTCAGGCAGGTACTTGGCATAGTGGTATGACACAGCATTGTTGTCTGTTGCCGAATGAGTCATGTCTAGCATTGACCTGGGGCCGCTAGATAGCCGCTTCAAGATGATTCTGTGTGTCTGGTTTAAACGCATTTGCTTGTCTCCAAAAACGCCAGTATGATGGTATTTATAGTTTTATGCACTAGGGAAAACACCTATTCCCTGCATCTTTTTTCTGTGCGACAGTCCTATCACTGCTATTTGGCAGTGGTCAACAGGAGTTACAAATGCCAACCGATGAAGAAAGATTTAAATACGAGTGCTGGGCGATTGTCCAGGAGTTAGACCCAGAAGACATTGCTGATTCCATTGTGGACAGTGTGGCTCTGGTGGAGGCCATCAAAGCAAACCACGCAGAAGATGTTGCAAGCATCGTGATGAACAGAGTAGAACTCAAGGTTCGCCGCAGGGCTGAGTTACGAGTGTTTGATGTTGTCAAGACCCAATGGATTGATGACATTGAAGAACTCCAGCACTATCGCAACCTGCGAATTGAACGAGTCCAAAAAGCCCTTGATGAACGCAAGATCATGGAAGCTAAAATGGATGGCCCTTTTCAACAAATGTTTGATGAGTGAGGACAACATGAAAATGAAATCACGCTTGCAAGACATTATCAAGGAATATACCGATGAGTTATCACATGAGTCCTTTGATTCTTCTGAAGACGGCATTCAAGGCGATAGCATCTTATTTCGAGATTTGGACACCACTTCCCAACTCAGATACATTGCAGAAAAAGAGAAAGAAAATTCCAGCAAGGATGACTTACCCTTCAGTCTCAATCACAGACCCTAGATTTGTATATACAAATCACGCAAACACTGACATATCTCTAACATTTGAAAAGGCAAAACATGAGCGACTTCAACGATTACTCAACCATGCTGATGGCAATAGAAAACAAGACCAGGGAACTATCCCACAAGTGCCTAAACAGAAACTACGCAGGGTTCACGGGTGACATTCAGGCAATTCAAAGCCAACTGACTTTGCTGACAATGTGGATCACACAAGCACAGGTAGAGCAAATTAGGGAAAACACCTATAGAATTCTCAACAAAGTCTGACACAATTAAATCTCACTTAACAGGAGTTACGAATGAATGTATATCAAAAACTGAACGAGGCGCGTGATGAATTTCACCAAGCCAAACTCAAGAAATCAGGTCACAACAAGTTTGCAAATTACTACTATTTTGAACTTGGCGACTTTGTAATCCCAGCACTAGAAATCTTCAAGCAAATTGGCTTGACTTCCATCATCAGCTTTGGCAAAGAAGAAGCCAGCATGACGATTGTGAACAACGACAAGCCAGAAGAAAAGATCGTTCTGACAAGCCCAATGTCTTCTGCGGCCTTGAAGGGTTGCCATGAAGTGCAGAACCTGGGCGCTGTTCAGACCTATCTGCGCCGCTATCTCTGGGTGGCTGCCCTTGAGATTGTTGAGCATGATGCCTTGGATGGCACAGTTGGTTCAGAGAAGAAGACCATCAAGCCCACTGATGGCGTTATTGTCTCCAAGGACAGGCAGAACATCATTGCAGATGTTGCCATCGCTATTGCCGACAGAATCAATGCAGATGACTTGATCGGGGCTTATGAAGAATACCTGGGAATCCATGACCAGGAGGAAAAGGTGGCGTTATGGGCATTGCTTCCAAGTAATGTTCGTAGTGCATTGAAAAAACATGGTGAAACATTGAAAGGCTTGAAAGGCTAAATATGGAAAAGAAAGACAACAGCGGAGTTTTGTTTTCTAACGATAAGCGAGAGAAAGAAACTGCTCCGCATTACAAAGGCAATATAACTGTTGCTGGCGTAGATTACTGGCTCTCCGCATGGGTCAAAGAGGGAAAGAATGGCAAGTTTTTGGGATTGGCAGTCAATCCCAAGGATGCACAGCCTCCAGCGTCTAATCCACGCAAGGCAACAAACATTGACAACGACCTGATTCCTTTCTGATAAACCTCACGGGGCTACGGCCCCATTTAATAGGAGTTAACATGACAAAATTAGATCAATCTTGGTTTGGTGGTGCAGTCGAGAAGTTCTTTGGAACTGCGCCGTTTAAACTGTCTCGCAAAGAAGACCCTGCCACTTCCCACATGGCAGCACAGGCAATCGACACCACAAAGATGGAGTCCTTGGTCTATGAAACCATTGCAGCCTATGGCCCAGATGGTTGTATCTCAGATGATGTGCTTGCCAAGCTGCCATTCCTGCCCTATTCCAGCGTCACAGCCCGTTATAAGGCGCTGATTGACAAGGGCTTCATTGAGGTCATTGGAACCCGTAAAGGCGTTTCTGGGCGGCTCCAAAGGGTTATGCGTAAGTTAGGGTAAATCCCTATTCCAATCTCTGTCAGACAAGGCAGAATTGACGCATGAACCAACAACAAATCAATCGTTTAATGGCTTTCTGGCAGGATGTGGAGGCTCACAAGGCTCCCACTCTATCCTCGCCAGAGAATGCCCTTGTAATCCTTAAATCTGTGGCCTTGGATGCCCTCCTTGCCGCACAAGACATTGAACAGATAGGAGTGAATGATGACACAAGAT